TGTTAGTAGTGGTAGGTGCGCTGGCAAAGTTCCATACAACGGGTAAAGCACTTACTCCAGCAGCGAAAGTAGGATCGGCAGAGTGTTGAACCTGTAGATTACCTACATTCATGCCGTGCATGTGATAATAAAACGAAGCACTAAAGTCTTGAGCGCCAACATCATTAGCGTCAATAACCGGGGTGACCAGTCCAAATTCTGAACCAGGGTGATTTGGCGTTGATGTTTCTGCATATGCATAGTAATCTCCGTGAGCCGCAGCAGTTGGTCCTGTCCCTACAGAAGGAGTAGGACCAGAATGCGTCAGGATCCACCCGGAAGGTCCCGTAGCGGTGCTTCCGACATTGGTCCAACCTATGGGGTCACTTGAGGAGAAAGATTCGCTCAGGAGGCTTGTAGAAGCGCCTGGAGCGACAGGAGATGTTAGAACCCATCCTTCTGCTCGGGTGTATGGAGTATCGAGAGGTCTGCTGATACCCGTTGCTGTAGAGCCAACCATGTAATTTAAACCTGCATGGCGGTATTGTAAGCCTCCGACATATTTTTCTGTAAAGGGACCTTGGAGGGGTCTTTGAATATTTTGACCAACAACGTCACGATGCATACCTTCGAAAGAAGCGCTATTAGCATCTTGTAAACTTCCAAGATATCCTGTATCCAAAGAAGAAGAGAAGATAGTGAAAGGAAGAAGCAAGCTTGCTTTACCATCGCTATAATCATTCGCTCGTGGTGGCTCTCCATTGTCGTAGGTGATGGCACTTACTTTCAAGGGTCTTTTATGTAGTGCTGGTGGTGTTAAGTCCTCATCGCAATTTTTCTGTATCTTTTTAGAGGAAAAAGGAATCTTAATATAATTCTTTGAGTCATTAAACGCAATCGCTTGGCGGTGAAAACCAAACAAGTTAGCAGACTTTTGATTAGAGCCGCCTTGTAGGTCATTAGATTGTTTAACTCCAAAACGATACATTTTACCGAGTTTTCGTGTAGCATATGTTGAACCTGAAACTTCGGTATTTACAACTGTTTTTATTGTTTCTCGTTGGGCATCTACAGTTGCATCACCAGAGGTTATTACTGAACCTCCTCGTTCAGCTAGCTCGTGCCAATAGGTGCAGTTTGTTGCTTGAAGACTGACCGGGTTGCAAGCTGGTTTCATTGTCTGAGTGACTATAGTAGCGCTATTAGGATAAGTTCCATCAAATCCATAGCCAGAGGAATCCACACCATTGAGGTCTTCTAATTTATACCAGGCGACTATATCCGAAAATGTTCCTAACGTAGAAATATCGGCAATACATCCTTCATTATAAAGCGCGGTTATCTCAGAGGAAGATAATTCTTCATCAAATAAAGCAAAGCTGCCTAGTTTATTGTTGGTATAGTTGATATCAAACCCTCTCCCCAACTCAAATGCGTGGTCGCCAGCTTCCATCGCTGTGTAGGTGGCGGCTATAAAACTAGTCATACTAAGCGCGGTTCCATTGACATACATGGATATGCCGCTTCCCGCGTTTGAGCCGCCTGTGCCATCATAGGTTACTGTCACCATTATAAGTTCTGTCGCGTATCCATTTAAAGTAGTGGATCTTGCGTGAGCAGTGCCTCCGGTGCTTTCGTCGGTTAAATATAAATCTAGGCGACCTGAAGCGTCTGTGAACAACCAATATTCTTGGTCAGAAGCTTGTCCGTATTTAGAAAATAAATTTAATAATGCCATATCATCAGCAGATAACCAAAAATTAGCCGAGAAAGCACTGTCGTTTGCACCGTCTCCGAAACTAAAAGCTGCTGCGTCAGGGACAGAAAAATATTGATTACCAGAGCTGGCGAAGTTGACAAGCGGCTGGTTTTTAGGAGGTGTGATAGGTGCGTGACCGAATTTCCAGTTGTAAAGCATCTCGTTGATGCCTTGAACCGTAGTAATAGGATCTGGCTGCTTGCTTTCGAGAGTAGGGAACTTATGGTCATACTTGTTTCTTTCAAGAACATGACTCTCTACCATGTTTAACACTGAATCGGAGACATTAGATGAAGCAGGAATAAGCTGTTCCAGCATGTCTTGTATGAATGCGTCAACATGTTTAAAGTAATCTAGATATTTTTCAATATCTGGTTTATTTTCTATTCTTTCAAAAAACAGTTGCCTTAACTTACTTAAATCTTTGTATTGTTGCCTGTACTTGTTTACTGGCTCTCCAATAAGATTGTTGAAATCGACTATAGCAGCGAAAGCGTTAACAATCTCTTCAGAAATAACGCGGTTTAAACTGTTTTCAATAGAAAAGAAATAATCTAGCGGTCGCGAATCTTTAGTAAAGATTTCATCAGCATCTTCTCCGATAGATATCATATCAGAACTAACAAATTCTTCAGGCAATCTATTTTTAGTAGTAAAAATAAAATCAGTTAATGCCACGCGGTCGGCGTTGGGGATTAATTTGTCCACCCTTGCAGTATAAAGCTGCTTAGTGATGTTTCCCATCCATCCATATCTACTTGTAAGTGTGCTTGATCCGGAAGAAAAGTCATCTACAAAGATTCTACCGGATGAATCAGCTGAAGATGAGATTTTACGGAAGTCCCAATTAAGAGCCAAAGTCTCTAGTTCCGGGACTTCTACTTGTCCCAGACTTGTATCGGTAAGGGTCGCGTTTTTAAACGGGTTCTTAGGTCCGTAAGAGTACATGCCAATGGAGTGATCTTGAATAGTTTGATCTTTTACATCATCCATCCAGAATCTCAGATAAGATAGTTTTACATCAGTAGGATTACGCACGGCACCAGAGAAATTTGTCCTGTGGGCTCCACCATATATTCTTTTAGATGAAGACAAGAAATTTTGACCGCCGGCGATTGTCATTGACGAAGAAAGTACAAACTCATTCTCAACTGTCCCTAATCTTTGATTGACTCCATAGAACTCTACCCTATATCCTAAAGCACCGCCGTCGTCTACTAAATTTCCGAAAGATGATGATGGTCGAACTCTAACCGCAAAATTCCATTTTTCCTCGTCATATACGTTCTTGTAAAGATTTGTTACCATTGGAGCGATAAGAGATCCCGTCAATACAAAATAAGCATCGGGAGAATTTTTCTTATTACGAACAGCGTATACCTGGAAGCCTGCATGGTCCTCTGCATTCCAAGTTAAATTATTTTCAGCTAGTGATGTATCCGCTGTATGTTGTCCGAATATCGACGAAGTTAGTTCAGAAAAACTATAGTACCCTCTTGTTCCTTCTTGAATCTTGCGAGGAAATACGACTTCGCATTCAACAGTATTTGGCACATATAAGCCAGCGGGATTTGACCCAGAAATGTAAGAGGTTGTTCCGGAGCCCGATTGATAGTTGTATAAAGTGGCTACTGTCCTATCAAGTTGATTAAAATCAACAAGATTTTTTCTTATAGATTTGTATTTAACATTCTTTCTGAACTCATAATCGGTTCGCTTGCCGTATACATTAATATTGATGATATCTTCGTTAGCACCAAATGCACGAATCAAGTTTCTTATGGATTTTTCAGTGCCCTTGGATTTATAAATGTATAAAAGATTATTGTACAGATTTTGATATATTAAATTTTTAGTATCATAGATTTTTTGCTCATATTTTATTTTTTCGTCACGAGACAAAAATTGCTCTAATATAGAAGTATCTACAAATAAATCAGGAACATCCAATCCGTGAGATTTTACTAAGTTTTTAGCGAACGGATAAGGTTTGAAGCTACCCGTTAAGACACTTCCTGAAGGATATGCGATGTTTTTGATTTTAGGTAAGTTGTCTACTTGATTGTGGAGTTCATCTAGATAGCTAGACATTATCTGGGTGAGCTTTTTTAGCTGCTCGCCTTCCAACTCGTCATCTTCTGTAATCCAAGCCGGCATGCTTTTGTACATAGACGTAAAATTTTCAATGTCGTATCTTTCTCCAAGGGTGCTTTTAGCGGCTTTTAAAGCCACCACTTCTGGGTGTGCGCTGTAAATAATAGGATCTTTAAACTCAAAAGTAGTTTTTCCAGATAATACCATAGCTGAATCTATGCTTCGAGATGAAGAATCATAACCCGTCCATGTTCCGTTACTGACTCGACCTGAATAATCGAGAGCGATACTGTCAACGGCTGCCTCACCAGTAATACCTTCGTTAAATTTATAATAAACGCCTAAATCTGTGTTTGCGTCATCAGTATTTGAGCCACCTCCTACTTGAGAAATATAATACCTACCGATGTCACGGGCGGTTCTTGTGGTTTTCCAATAGCGGAAATCGTCCAACGAGCCAGATAATTTACCGGAGCCGGTGGCGGGAGAGGGAGT